ATAACCCTCATTGTTCTCAGTCGTTACAGCCGCATTTAAAGTACCTTCTCCTTCTTCAACTGGTATTGTTAATGGTGGTGTTGTCACATTGGTTAATATTAATTTAGTCTTACCTGTAATTAGGTTTGTCTTCATCTCATCAATCTTAAACTCTCTATTAGCTATAATGATAGTATCATTTAAATTAATTGCTAATAATATGTTTGGTGGTAAATATGCATCATACGTTACTTTCCTAGCTTGTGAGCTAAATAACCCTCTGATATATTCACGGTGATAATCATTAAATAATGATTGAGGTATCACTGATTCAGTTGGTCTATATTCATCCTTTTCAATACCAAAGTTAATTGAAGCAATTGTACTTCCACTTATATTAAGTGTATTTGATGGTCTATTATACCCTAATATTATATTGTTATTACCAGCAAATTTAAGGTGTGAATTATTATTATCACCAAGTGTACTTGTTGGTTCATTATAAAATATTAATGGAGAACCAATAGTTGGTTCTTGATTATCATCTACAAACCATCCATATAGTACTTGTGTTTCATTATCTGGAAATGATTGAACTACAGCTCCTAAATCAGTTAACTTCTCAAATACCATATGCTCAAACATAGCTTCAACTGTATATTTCTTACCATCAAAGTTTTCAACTATACCAGATTCATTCCATAATAAATTACCAAACTCTGATGCGAAAACTGCATTATTAGCCAAAGTTAAAAATGTCTCTGGGTCTTCATACGTAAATTCAATTTCTTTATGTGGTAATAATCTTTCATATAAAACTGATTCAGGTGAAACATATCTTGTTAAATCAATTTGAGTTCCTAAATTATAATAGTCTTGTAATGGTTGAATATAAATACCACCTTCAGCAATGGGATTAGAATTAACTTTATTCTCATTGATATAAGCTGTTAAATTAAACATTTTGAATATTGAAGATAAGAAATCAATAACCTTTATCTCTGGTATTACAGTTGTCATTGTAACGGTAGAAACTAATGGTGTTGGAATTGAATCTAATTCATATAACCCTTCATTCCTATTATTTTGTGAGAACACTTCTTCAAGTTCAAACTCAAGCTCATAAGATGTTAGACCCTCATCAGGGTCAGTTAATAATTGTAGTCTGAAATCATATAATCTATTTTCTTGGCCCGACATAATGTAACCAATTTGAGTACTATCAGAACCTTCAGATTCATTAATGATTTGATTATTATTATTTGCATCAACGATTCTCATTGTATAAGAAGCACCAGCTGGTACTCCAGTAATTCTATATCTTATAATAACAGCTTTAAATCCAAATGGACCTTGACCATTGAATGATGGATTAAATAAACAACTTGATGTTGTATAAGCATCAAGTAAATCATCACCACTCACAAAATTTAATCCACATATTGTGTTCTCAATTAAACTCGATTGCCCAGCTCTTAATTGACCTTCCTCATTATGCAACCACATGTATAATTTATTGAATGGTGCCGTTCCGAAAAAGTCATCTGAAAATGTTAAATTATATTTCTCTTCAATCGCTTCAATTATTCTAGTTAATTTTAAAGCTGGTTTCAAATCTAAGAAACTAATACCTCTATCTAAAGTTGGTGATGTCCCATCAAATGAACAATTTCTTAATCTTTCTTCATCTGGTATTGAATTCGTTGAATCAAAAATATATCTTGAATTAGATGATATAAATGGGTAGATAATATCTCTACCTGGTCCAACAACCATTGTATCACCACTTAATTCTAATCCTGTGATAAATGCATCTCTAACTTCATCAACTCCATAATCGTGATTATATTGACTTAATGGTAATGCTGATATATTATCATCACCAACCAAATCTGATAGTTTAATTACGTTCCCAAAGAATGTACACTTATAACTACTTGGTTTATTATTCTTAACTATTACAGTTGAAAGTCTAACAGTTCCAGTTCTATAATCAATACCATTTATTTTAATTAATCCATTAACTTTATATCTAGCATCAAAATTATTATCTAAAATATTATACTTGTAATAGTGTTTGAATATCTCATTGTTCGTATCAGAAGCTGGTAGGTTAAATTCTTTTGTAAAGTTTGAGAATACCGCACCTATTTCCTTTGCATCCTTTATCTTAGATGTAAGTTCAATTACTTCATCATCAAATAAGTCAACACGCTTATCACCAACATAAAATTCTAATTGTAATGCCATATTATGCTATGTTATTTATTGTATCAAATGCAAAGTCTAACTTAACTTCGTGGTTTATTAACTTCTCATCTAATTTATATTTGTAATTGAATGAACTACTTGTTACATTAACTGGTCTAATTGTATCAACACCATTAATATCACCCGTTAACCATACTCTCTCACTTAATATCATCTCTTTAAATACCACATTAAAACTTTCTGGTACAAATCCACTGTTAAGAGTTATCTCTTCATTAGCTTTCTTATTATAAACTTGTGTTTGGTGATTGAATTTGTTGTATGTTTCACCTTGAATGTTAATAAGACTTCTCTTATAATCCTCTTGTTTAACCGATAAGGTTACATCTTTCCTCTTGAAGAACCATAAGTCTTGTAATACACCATATCTGTTTAAAAATGTAATCTTTAGTGGCGTGTACTTACATTCATTTACTTCAATTATCCTTAAAACTCTATTGGGCCTTAATAGTGTTGAAGGAATAATCTCTATTGAGGCAAGTTCACCAGGGTAAGGACCTACAAATTGGTAGTAAAATATTTTATTTTCAGCTTCATCACCTCTTAATAGAGTTACATCAACTTCATCTACGATTACATTATCTGTATTTCTTAATATGATTCTATCGGCCACATCTGTAAAGATTGGAACAGTTATACCTTCACCAACTGATATTTGAATTTCTTCATTATCAATCAATAATCCATTACTAACATCTGAAAAATTAATACCATCTTCGAAGTAAGAATAACCTGGTAAAGCATATTGTGAAACGAATGAAGTTGTTGTTCCAGTTGGAACTTCTGCAAGGTCATCTGTTAAATAATATCTTGAATCAACCCATTTACCTGTTGTTCCATATATTCCATTGAATTGTTGTTCGATTAATGAATCAATGAATGGAGATATTTCAACATTACCTTTTGTGTCGAATGTGGTTGAAACTAATGTATAATTAGGGTTAGCACTTCTATCATTCTCCTGTGTGCCATCATAAATATAAATTTGAAATACGGCATACTTAAATGAAGTTTGTTCCGTAAACAGAACATATGGGCTTTTAGTGTTAATATAATTCGTAAGCATATTCTATGTTTTTATTTAAAAACAATGAGTTACACCTTATTGATAAAAAAATCTTTTAAGAAGTTTTCTAATACTTCATCTGGTAGTTTATTAAACTCATTCTCAAATGGCTTTGTAAAGAACTTTGTTGGCTTTAAACCATTTTCCTTAATGCTTCTAGCTATTAAAAAAGATAACGTCTTCTGAGTACCTTTCTTAAACTTACCATTATCATCTCTCAACCTTAATCCTTTTCTTTTTACCCAAGGTAAGATAGCTTTAATTGGTGGTTGTTTTTTGAATTGATTTGGTGTGCTGTATTTATTCTTAGTACCACTAACACCTTCATCTACAAATTCACCATACTCAACCATACTAAATTCTATCGTCCAATCACCTTCAGCTCTTTTTACAATTGAATAGTCTAATGAATCGTATATACCGTTAGTGTCCCTCTTTTTAAGACGTGTAAGATTACTTCTAGCTTGTTTGACTGTTCTCTTACCAAATGATTCTAATAGTTGTTCTAATGCCTTCATCTTAACAAATAGGGATTGAATTAGCAACTGTAACTGAAAAATCGATACTCCACCCAACAAGATGATTTTCAAATCTTTCATCGAATGGTTCACATGTTGCACCATCTTCAAGTTCATAACCATTTTTAGCCAATAGACCTCTTTTCATTTCACCTAAGAATCTTCCACATACTGCAAGTTGAGTATTCAAGATATCAAAGGTGTTGTCGTTTCCTACAAGGTTATTTAATTCATCTTCATTTGATTGGTCAACGATATCCATCACTAAGATATTAACATCATAGGTCCAAGTATTCTCATTGAAGTCTGCGTTAGTTACTGTCATATGAGCCAATGGGAATATGGTAGTCTTATTTAAATCCACTTCTGTAATGTTCCCGTAGGTTACAGTTGAAGTGAACGGTTCTGCAAGTAATGTATCTTTGATTACTTTAGTTATGTCGTAGAAGTTCATTGATTATTTTATTTTATTTTTATTTATTAATTGAGATTCTAAATCACTCTTATCTTTTAGGTAGCATAAGTACATTAGACATTGTTGTAACGGAAGGCCAGCGACTTCCTCATATCTTCGAATATCCCCTTGTGCAATTTCGTAAAGTTCTCCATAACTCCCCCATTTTTTTGTAAATAATCTAACTGGGTCGGTGTCAAATCTGTCTGACTCTTCTTCAAAATCTTTAGGAAATAACTCTGGGTAGCGTTCTGCAATTCGTTTATTAAATTCCAAAAAAAAACAGTAGCTCCTAACATCGCCCCTAATGGTGCTTCTTTCATTATATCAGCATAAGTGTTAGAACCACTATAATCCTCTATCAAATAACTTTCATTTAACTCTTCAGTGATTGGTCTATACATAACGGCCATTGCTCTATCCATTGTTTGTGTATTACCAAAGTATTCGGTAATATCTTTATTCTCACCATAAGTAATCTCTTCCAAATTTGGAATGAAACCAAACTTTGTTTTACCTATGTTAAATGTCATTTCCATAACTGGTTCTTGATTTAAAAACTTTGTTATTAGATTAACATATTCTGTTACCTTACGAGCTGGTAGGTATTCAATTAATGTTCTTGGAATGCCATAGAATACTTCTAAGACATCTTCAGCTGTTGGGTTATCAATCTTAACATATTCTTGATACTGTTTAACAGTTAAGTCGTTAATCGTCTCTGGTACTTTAATATTTAATTCTCTTGTTTCTATCATTACATTTGTAAATTATACGTTCCTTTATTTGGGTTAATCATTGGGAGCATTCTCATCATCAGTGCATCACTATAATCAGGAGACCTTCCAATTTGTTTCTTTATTTCTGTTTTACTCATTAAACTAATCTTATTGGTGTCCAATTCTTTTGAGAGTCTTACCCATTCTAACTCTTGAATGAGTTCCTTCTCTATATTATTAAAACAATCGACTGCCACTTCATTGCGATTTATCATTTCTGATAACTTATAATAACATTGTGTTTTTAAATTTGCAAAGTTCTCAATCTTACCCTTAACTTTTATTGGCCTTGAATTATTCACAAATCCAATACACTTCAATATGTCTACAACACCACCACCAACACCATCTTCATCAACTATAACATTTCTTCTATTAACATTATACTTCGCCATAAAGACTTTGATAGCATCTGCCGATTCTGTTACCAATGACGTTGCCATAACTTTTATATCAATGACCTTCAAACCATCCCATACAAATATTACAGTATTATCTTTTCCTAATCGTGCAATATCCGCAGTGATATATTTAATTCCACCTTTTAACTTATTCTTAAATATTTTAACAATACTTTCATTTTGAATAAGTTGTCCCTCGTCTTCTGATTGTTCAGCTTCATATAGGGCTTTGAATATCTTTATTGGTAAATCTTTCTTGGCTTGATTAACTTCCTCTTCAGATAAAATACCTTCTGCCACCGCATCCCAACATGTTACTTTGAAGTATTCATAAGCTGGGTCAGTTAATGATTTCTCTTTTAGTTTGTGAACCCAATTAGATATTCCACCAAAGTTACCGATTAGTTTACACGGTGCTTCAGTTGCTGTTAATGTTGAACGTAATGCGAACCAAGCTTCTTCTCGTGCTCTAGGAGCTTCATCAAATACACAGGCATAAACATCTTCACCAAATAAGTTATCTGGCTTCTCAGCACTCTTAAAATGAATCTCAGCACCATTTGGACAGGTGATGATTAGATTAGTTTCATTGAAATGATAGACACCATATTGAATTAGATTTCTTTTAAGTCTTTTATAAGCAATCTTTGCCTGGTTATAGACTGGTGCAACCCACCAATAATTCTTACCGTTAGCATCTTCTTCTTCGTGGGCTTTACCATAAAGCCATAGGATATGTGAGTGGGTCTTACCCGCTTTGGTTGAAGCTTCAGTTATTGTATAACGTGCTTCACTGAATAGAATATCCTTTTGATAAGATGTAAGATAAGGTTTTGTTATTTCCATTTTGACATATCAACTGTTGGAATTGTTAATGTTGTTTTCTGGTCAATGGTTTGTGATTGATGTGGTTTACCGTTAACGTATTCAAAATACATCTTAACTGCCCACGACTCTCCCTCATCTAAAGCATCCTCAAGTGCTTTATAAGCTTTAGGTTCTAATGGTGTAAGTTTTTCAATTAAGTTTTGTTCCTTGGCTTTACTAGCTCTACCACCATTTCTATTCTTTGTTATAGTACGTTTATCTATAGTACCATCTTTCTTTAGTTTTGCCATAATTGGTTTTAAATGGTTATATCCATTTAAATAAAAACAACCCCTATCAAATTAATGTATAGGAGTTGTTACTAAGGTAGCACTCAGTACTTTACTATAGAACTTTATAATGGTCCACCAATGGTTTTAACATTTTGATAACACTTCTGACACATGCTGCACAAGACGATGCTTTCTTTTTGGTCTTGAATAATTCATTATAAACTGATAAGATATTCTTTTGTTCTGTACCAGTTATTCTATTACCTTCTGGTAAATTATCTACTAGGATATTATATTGCTCTTCTGTAAATTCATCTATCTTTCGATAATGTCTTCTAACCTTTTTAAGGTCTTCTAAGACACTTAAATCTTTAAAAGGGTTGTAGGGTTCACTTTCTATTAAAAGTGGTTTAGGTTGCTCCTGAGTATCTATAGTTGGAGCATCACCTATTGAAATTGTATATGATAATACATCTTCAGTTATATAATCATCAGGATGTTCATATATATGTAATTGAAGTTTAACACTTTTCTTTAGTTCTTTATATTCCTTTGAACGTTTATCACCTTTGAAGTTGGTTAGTTTATCTTTTTCAATTTGAATTAATTCTTTAGTTGTCATCTTTTCTAAGTATTTGTTTTAATATTTTATAACGCTTACGTATTTTTTCGTAACTTAAATTATTTAGTCTTGAAATTTCTTTCAAGTTATGTTGATATGTGGCGTGGATTAATGCCTGGTCATTTACATCGAGTTCAGCTATTCTATCTTCTAGTATTTCATATAGTATTTCCTCATCTTGTTTTTCTAATAACTCTTCGAAGTCTTCTTGTTGTTCTGGTATATAAGCTTCATTTACTTTATCACCAAAGTTATATCTATTGGTATAAGCTTTATAATAGTTTTTAGCTCTATTTCGTATTGACATTGAGACGAATCCACCATCTATTACTTTGTCTGGGTATTTCTTTAGATACTTATCTATGGCTATATATACGTTTTGAGTTATATCCTCGGCCAAGTCATCATCTTTAATTAATATTTGGGCATGTTGTCTTATGATAGTGTCATATATTGCCAATTGAGATATTGACGTTATATTCTTTATTTGATTCATATTCATTCCTCTTCATCAGATTTAAATTTATAATCCAAGAAACCTTGAATTGTGTTATTATAATTACTTAAAACGATATCGAGAATGGTGATTGATTTTTTTATTTCATCTTCATCATGTTTGAATATATCTTCAATTACTTTTTTAGTGATGTCATAGTCGGTTTTTATACATAACTTAATCTTCTTAGTTAAATGAAATTGTTCGTGTAGTACAGAGGCTATTAGAACTAATGCTAGTTTCTCTACCGTATCAATAAATGAATCTACAATATCTTGACCTATCACTGGCACACCAACTAATGAATCTTCATATATCTTTAGTGTATCATCATATGGTTCAGCATAACTATTTAATATTATATCTAAATCTCTATCAACTTGAGGCCAATCACAATTATCAGTAAAATCTTCTTTATCCCAATTTATTGGATTCATCATTCTTTTTTTCTTCTCTAGTAAACACTTTCCAAGTACTTGTAGTATTTGGTCTTTGCTGTTTATCTTCAAACAATTCTGTAATTTGATTTTTTAATTCTTCAATTAATCCCATAATATAATTTTAGTTTGTGCACGAACAATTCATCTTCTTTCAATTTTTCAATACCGATATTGAATTGTTGTCCTATTGCTTGTTTGGTTACACCATACTCTTCAGCAAGGTCACCAAATGTTACTTTCTTATTTTCAAGGTTACCTTGTTCACCAAGTCTAAGATATTTAATTACTATATTCTTAGTTCTAGCTGTAAGGTGAGTTGATTCATTAATCATATCTCTAAGCATAATTTCATTATCAACAATTTCTTCATTATCATCAATTAGTGTTCCTTTGAGAGTTTCTTCAAAATCATAGATTGAATTATCTGTATTATAGATTGTGAATACATTACAATGTACTGCTGAAGCATTACCCTTTTCAATTGTTTTTTTAGCTGGTTGTTTAATTATGTTTGAATCAGTTTGTTTATCCCACATTGCTTGTTGCATTGATATCTTAGCATAATTGAAGAAGTGATATCCATCATCATAGAAATTTGGGTTGAACTTGTCTATTGCAGAATTTAAACCGAATAGAGCATCTGAAAATGTTTCATCGAATCTCTTACCATTAGCTCTAATTACTTTTGAAGTTAGTTGAAGAGCTAGAGGTAAATAAGCTTTCACTATATGATTCTTATATTTATTCCTATCTTCTTTGAACCATTCTATGATTACATCAGCTTCTTCAAATATTGCATTGTCCGTTACAAATTCCTGTATTTCCATAATTCTTACCTGGGTATTTAATGACAAGATACACATTATTATAAAAAAGTCAAGGGTTTTTAGTAATTATTTTTGCATCTTCTTCAAATAAATATACTACGGGTTTGAAGATATATTTATTTTTGGTATCTATTGCGGTATGATTTGGAAGTAATTCGATTGAAGTTCTGATGTTAGTTAGGTCATCAAGTTGAAAGAGAAAGGTTTTATCTATAAATGAAATTAAATAATAGGGTTGAAAGTTCATATGTTTATATTTTGGGTCATCTTTCAGCTTCGCTGTTTTAGATAGTATTTTAGACCACTTCTCAACTTCTAGGATGATTCCCCCTTCTTTTATATTTTCGTAGCTTAGATGTCTTAATTTAGCCTCTACGAGGCCAATTGAACTTTCATACTCCATAGTAAAATCATAATACTCATATCTTGATGTTAATTTTCTTAATTTCACTCCTTCGGTAGTTGAACACCACTTCCTAATAAATTTAGTTTCCTGTTGAAGTAAATTCTTATAACTTGCCATTCGATTCAAGTTTTACTTTTAAGTTATATAATTTCAGCTTCGCTAGGTTGAAGTTATTTTCTCTTCTCTTTTTCAAGTTGAAGTAATTCACTAAAGTTTCTATCATAGTAATAAATACAAATCCAAATAGTAAACTTAATTCTTTAACATAAAATTAACATTTAGAATTTATATACTCAAAAAGTAATTCTTAGATTTGCAAATAAGTTCACGCAATATTATGTATTAAGTTCTATTAATCTTATATTATTAATATTATTATTATTAATCTTATTATTATTAATCTTATTATTATTAATCTTATTATTATTAATCTTATTATTATTAATCTTATATAATAGGAGTGTTATGAACGTACTAGTGCCCACTAGTATAACCGTACTAGTGCCCACTAGTATAACCGTACTAGTGCCCACTAGTATAACTGTACTAGTGCCAGGTCTTTTTTAAACTCCTTCAACCAGAAATTAATTAATATTTTGTAAGTAATTTCATTAATAAGTTAAAGTTATGTTAAAGGAAATCTTTTATGGTAGTTCAATCGTATTTATATTTGTATTTGATATACAACCCTTCAACCAACGAGTTGATGCCAGTGGGAGTAATTACCCGCTGGTACTTCAAGGGTTCACTTGGTGAACTCTTAATAATAATAAATGAAGTATAAAATTATATTATGAAAATAAAGACTTTCTCAAAACAGTATTATAGATTATTTACAATACCAAACTTAAGTGGTAATGAATATTTAATTCTTAACATCCTAATCTCAATGGATGAATCTGAAACAATAAAAGATATATTTGTATCTGATAAATCAATTTCAGATTCTATATTCAACCGTTTTAAAATTAATACAGTTAATAAAATAATTAAAAGACTTCATCAGAAGAATATTATTACCGCATACCAAGCATTTAATGAAGGTCGTGGTGGTTCAGTTAGAATTATAATTATTAATGAAGATGTATATAAAATTCTAGATGGTGAAGATATTACAATTCAACCAAGAACTAAATTAACTGATGAAGATTATAAAACAGTTAATGATATTTTAACTGGTAAAAAAGAAGTTGTAACGACTCCAATTGAAGTTAGTGATACTACCGAGCATATTGAGGAAGATAATTCAATAGATGACACCCTAGAGCTTTCTAAGGAAGTGTTAGAACAAATTAAAGTAGATGATAATCACGAATCACTTTATGATTTGGTTGAACCAGAAGATTTGGAACATGTAATTGATATTAGAAATATATGTGATTCAACTTTCAATAATGATAAAGCTTGGGAAATACTTGAAGAAGTTATAGGTTCAAATATAATTACTGACCCAAAAGAAGTTAAACCCTTATTTCAAAATTATAACTTAAGAGTTGAAATGTTGGAGAATCAAGGTTTTGACCCTAAAGTTTACGATTCAATGGTGGGTAAAGCAATTGATATGGTTAATGAATTAATTAATTAAAATAAAATGAATAAATTCGGAAAAGAGTATCAAGCAAATAAATATAAAGAAAGAAATTTCATTAAATTAAAAGATAGGTGGCTCAAATTAAAAGATGAATACCTAAAAAAAGATTGGCGTGAGATAGATGATAGGTATGAGATTTCAAGTGATGGTGTAATTTATGATAACCTTAGAGTTAAATTTAGAAAAGGTAATAAGAGGCCAGATGGTTATACAACAATTCAAATAAATCATAAATCAAAATATATTCATAGGTTGGTCCTAGATGCTTTTAGAGGGCACCCAGAGGGTGAGCGAAAAGAGACCAACCACTTGAATGGAAATAGAAGTGATAATCGATTAGAGAACTTAGAATGGTGTACAAGAGCTGAGAACGTTCAACATGCATTTGATGTATTAAATAAAAAATCTAATCTGAAAGGTTGGGTTAAGAAAAAATAAAAATAATATGAAAACAGAAATAGATATTAATAAGGTTAATCAATTAAACATCTTTAATAAATTAATAAATGATAATTGGGATTTGATTGATAATAATAGAGAATTATTTAATGATATACACGACCTATACCCTAATAAGATTTTCACTCAAGAAGGTTATGATGAATTAGTAATTTTAATTGAATCTGCAATTGGAAAGGATTCCTAAATAAGTTAACTTCGTTGTTTTTAAATAAAAGTTTTAAGAGCAATGAAATATGAATATTTAGATAAAGATGAAGAGTATCGATTAATTAAATTATACCAAGAGACATTAGATGATGATGTTATGGCAGATTTAATTCACTTTAATTTGCTTAATATTAAAATGTTATCAGATAAATTTTGTAATAATTTCCCTAAATTGAATCGTGATGATGCATATCAGGAAGCTTCAATTGGAATGATGAAAGCAATTAAAAGTTTTAACCTTGAAACTGGTAACAGATTAATTAGTTACGCAACCACGGTTATTAATAACAGAATAATTAGGCAATTGGTTTATGGTGATAGTACAATTGTTCTTGGTCAATATCAAGCAAAACAATTTAAATTAATTGAAAAGCTTAATTTAAAAGGACCTTCAAAAGAACACGGTATTTCCCAAAGTGTATTCCACGCTTATAATTCTAATTTTAATACTTATGATATTAATGAATTAGATAGTCACGATGAACCACAAGTTTATAGTGATTATGATTATGAAAGAGATATTAAGGTTCCAGAAATGATTCATAAATTAAGTGAAGATTTAAATGAAAGAGAGTTATTAGTGTTATCACATAGATACGCATTGAATGGAAAAGAGAAGTTAGGTCATTATGAAATATCTAAGATTCTTATTGAAAAAGGTTTAACTAAATTTACTAAACCAAGAATCGAAATATCATCAACTATTCTATATAGAATAAAACAAAAGATGAAGAAAAAAGTTGAAATGGAAAATATAAAATTTTGAATTTAATAATATCAATACTCGCAACATTTTACTTAACACACATCGTGGTGTACAGTTCAATATTTCAAAAGTTCAGAGATTTGTTCATTAAGAGTGAATTCTTTAGTGAACTGTTTAATTGTATATATTGTTTCAGTGTTTGGGCTGGTTTAATTATAGCCGTTTTAATGAACTTTATTTACCCTTCTGGTGTTACCATACCAGAAACAATAGTTTATCTACTCTTAGGTACTCTATGCAATGCTGGAGGTGCGATAATAGTATTTAAACTAGAAGAATATTTATCAATATGAATAAAAGTAATTTAAATGGGTGGGCAATATCTGAGGATTTATTATCTTGGATACATGTAAATCTTAAGAAAGGTAGTACTATTTTGGAATTAGGTTCTGGGACTGGTACAATTGAATTAACCAAAGATTATAAAGTCTATTCAATCGAACACGATAGTAGATGGTTAAATAAAGCTAAGGATAGTAATTATTTATATGCCCCAATAAAAGATTATGATGATTATAGATGGTATGATATTGATGTGGTTAAATCTATTGATGAGATTAAATATGATTTAATAATTGTTGATGGTCCACCTGGTACAATTGGTAGAGAGGGGTTCTTATATAATATTGAATTATTCGATACTGATGTAACAATTATTATTGATGATTCAAATAGACCAGATGAGTTGAAGTTAGCCAAAGACTTAGCGTTTAATCTTGGTAGAGAGTATAAATCTTATGGTGGTTCTGAAAAGAGTTTCATTATAATATAGAAAAAGCTCCTTAATCGGAGCTTTTTACTTTTAAATCCATTCCGAAATCATCAGGGTATTTTAATTTAAGGATAATGATTTGATGTTTAAGTTCAACAATTTCTTCACGTTGTTCGATTTCACGTAATCTTAATGATTGTATTTCTTTTTCCAATGTGACCAATCTTATTTCAAGTCCATCAGCTATTTCCTTACGCTCTTGAATTATTAATTCAAACTCTGAAACACCTTGTTTTCTAGAGTTGATTATATACGTTAAAAATACTGATAGTAATCCACCACCAAGGGCAGATAAAATCATTTGTATTGTATTTATTTCCATTTATATTTTTTTATTTTTTATAGTAACCAAGATGATTTCAATGAATCATCGTTTGGGTATATGTCATTATTTTTATTAGTATAATATTCTGGGAATAGTCTACCATAAGAACATAAATAATCTATCATACGTTTAGCATATACATTCGCCAAATTCCTTTGCTTTTCAATTAAGAAGTCCACTTCATTTTTATCAACGGTTTCAGCATTTTCAGGAAGATGTTTATAAATTCCTTGATTAGTTACACGGTAAGCCGCATTAGGTAAATACTCAACTAGAGCACTATGAATGGTCGTAGGTTTGATATATGAGTCCAATAAGAACTTATAATCAGCGTTAGCAACTAAATTAATATCACCACTTGATATTAAAGTTTTAATCTTATCAAATAATTTTGTACCTAAATAGTTTTCTAGATAAATATCTTGAGCTAATTTGATATATGGTAGTATTTTATCCGCATCAATACTTCCATTTAAATATGTTTTACGCTTTAAATCTGTGTTTGTTATAAATAATACTTCTGCCATTATTCTTGTTTATTTAATATTTCAATTATTTCATCATCACTCACTCGTTCAATATCATCTTTTGAACCAATCGTAAATAATTTTTTTATTCTATCCATTATAGATAGTGATACTTCAACATCTTCAGATATATCAATACCAGTTTCTTCTTCAATTACCTCTTCAGAAATACCAGCATCTTCCATTTCAGCAACATCTTCCACTGCCGTTGGTGAGTTTGGTATAAAATATAATTCTAAATCACCTAGGATGTCTTC